ATGTTTCAGATTATAGAGCAAATAATTCCTTATTTTCAACCCGAATATACATTATCTGTAAATTTAATTAAAGAGATCGGAGAAAAACGTGATATTGTAATTTTATTAGATGATATAGTAGCAACGGATAATTATGAATCTGATTATTCTGAAAGAAGGGCTCTTATTTACACATTGAAGTTTACAGCAAAAACATATCTATTTGGACCTGTATCTAAAGGAGACATTTCTAACAATATTATTGAGAGAGTTTCGATTGGATATGTCGCCTCAAATACACCAAGGGTTGTTACTTATGGAGGGGTTCCTATCTATTCATCTGATTTAGATAAGAATATTATTGATAAAGCTTCAATGGGATTGGTTGCTGAAGATAGTAATGAAAGAACTCGTGATATTACATATACAGCAGAGAAACGTCCTATTAAGAATTATACAGGAACTGTTACTACATTGTTGTCTGAAGATATTGATGAATCAATGATTTATATAAATGTTGATGATTCAACATCAATTCCTATAAATTCATATATAGATGTGAATGAAGAAGAGATGTACGTTGTCAGTAAAGTTGATAATGTAATTAAAGTTATTAGAGGTCAAGATCAAACTAAAGCAATAACACAAGTCAAAGGTTCTGAAGTAAAACTAATAACAGTATCGGACAAAAATTTAATAGAACCTGGAGACGATTTCGGATTTAGTGGTTCTTTAACCTGAGGGCAATTATGGCAAAAAAATTTCAAAAATTAAATGAGGCATTTAATATAGAGCCTGAAACAGACTTGGAGTTTGTGGAAACAAAGTCCGAAGTTGTGGAGCATGAAATTGAAAAAGTTGACAACAATAAAGTTGACAACAGTTTCGATGATGCTAAAAAAGATTATGAATACACTCGTGCAAATTTATATTCAATCATTGAAAAGGGTCAAGAAGCTATTAATAGTGTCTTAGATCTTGCTAAAGACACAGAAACTGCCAGAGCCTACGAAGTCGTTGGTCAGCTAATTAAAAATGTATCCGATGCTACAGACAAACTATTAGATTTACAGAAGAAAATAAAGGATCTTGACAACGTTGGAAATTCAAAATCCAGTGGACCTAGAAGTGTTACAAATAATGCGGTTTTTGTTGGCTCAACTACAGAATTAGTTAAATTTATGAAGGGTCAATTGCAAGGCGATTCAGATAATAAATAAAAATACATAGATGTAAACTCATGCCTAGACTTAAAGAGAATCATAAACAAATCTCAAATGGAACTGAGAAGGATGATGAAGGTTACATGACCAATGTTGAACTTCAATCTATAGAACGTTCTGTTGCAAAATTAAAGAAAATTGTAACTAAAAAAGATCAACAACTTCCAGCTTGGGTTCAGTCAAAAATCACAAGAGCTGCTGATTATATTAACACGGCATCTGAATATCTTCAATCTGATGATGAATTAAAAGAATCTAAAAATCCTTTAAAAAATCCAAACTTTGAGGTTAAAAAATCCAGTGGAGTTGGTGCTTTGTCCTCAGACGCAGCCAAACAGTTGGGACCTAAAGCAGTTGAACTGAGAAAAAACGCTGCTGCTAAAGTAAATCTTCCGAAGTTAAACAAAGAAGAAATTTGTCTTGTAGATAAGATTCTCATTGAAATGGGTTGTGACATGAAGCCTCATAAGAGTCCTGAAGAAATATCAAAGAAGCATAAAGTTTCTTTGGATACTATTCAAAAGCAACTTAAAATGGGCATTAAAGTTGAAGGTGAACATACAACAAATAAAGAAGAAGCTAGATCAATTGCGCTTCAACATTTGGATGAAATTCCAAACTATTACTCAAGATTAAAAAAGGTTGAAAGTAAGAAGTCTGTTTCCGAATCGGCTACATTAGAAAGAAAAACCGGAAATATTTTAAGTATTATTATTTCTTGGAGAGGAAAAAATATAGCAACTCAGGTTTTCTTTCCAAGTTTGACTATGCCTACTAGAAAGCAGATTCAATATGAAATGGATAAGATTTATCCAGATTCTAGAGTTATTAACTATAGAGTTGCAACATTAGATCAAAATCAACCAATTATTCAAGTAACTAATTCTAAATCTAAGAATTATTTGCTCAATAATAAAACTATTGGTGAAGATTTTGAATCTATTATTTTAAATGAATTTAAAACAGCCGCATGGCAAAGATCTGAAGGAAAAAACCCAGAAGGGGGATTGAATAAGAAAGGTATTGCTGCTTATAGAAGAGAAAATCCAGGGTCTAAATTATCAATGGCAGTTACAACAGAGCCATCTAAACTAAAACACGGATCTAAAAAATGGAAAAGAAGAAAGGGTTTCTGCGCCAGAATGTCTGGTGTTGAAGGTCCTATGAGAAAGAATGGAAAGCCAACCAGAAAGGCTTTAACACTTAAAAAGTGGAATTGTTGAACTAGGGTTTTTGAATTTATATGCCATCAATTGACGAAAGTTATTTAGGTAATCCCTTATTAAAAAAAGCAAATACCCAGATTGAGTTTACTCCCGAACAAGTTCTTGAGTTCGGAAGATGTATTCAAGATCCGGTTTATTTTGCTGAAAATTATATTAAAATCGTTACTCTTGATAAGGGCCTACAGCCATTTAAAATGTATGATTTTCAGAGAAGAATGCTTCGTTCTTTTCATGATAATCGTTTTAATATATGTAAATTACCAAGACAGTGTGGTAAAATGTTGGCTCTTGATACTCCATTGCCAACTAAAGAAGGATGGACAACAATTGAAAAAGTTCAAGTCGGAGACACTATATTTGGTAAAGACGGAAAACCAACAACCGTCATTAGTAAATCTCCAATACAATTTATAGATTCTTATGAAATAGAATTTGAAAATGGAGAAAAGGTTAAATGTTGTGGTCAACATTTATGGGAAGTTTCACATATCAATTGGAAAGGTAGAAAGAGAGTAATAACCACCAATGAACTTATAAGACTAAGAAAAAAAATTCGTTGCATAGCACCTTTTTATGTTGATGTAAATGAATCCATTGAAACTGAAGAAAAAGATCTGCCTATTGATCCCTACACATTAGGTGTCTTTATCGCAAATGGACATTTATCAAAGGCAATGATATTTGGATATCCAGATTTTCTTGATGATATCATAAAAAATATTAAATTTCCATTAACAAAAAAAGTTAAAAGAAGAAATGCTAATATTTGGGAATACTATTTTGAAACATTTGTTCCAAAACTAAGAGAGTTGGGCCTATGTGATGAAAATAGAAGAATTCCAATGTCTTATTTTAGAGCCTCAACCGAACAAAGAGTTGAGCTTCTAAGAGGAATAATGGATGCAAAGGGTGTAGTGGATAAAGATATTGTCTGTAAATTTAGAACAGACGATGAAATATTCATTGAAGAGGTAAAGCATCTTCTGTCTTCATTGGGAATTAAATACAGAACTCATTATATCAATGCTCATCTATTCGGAAGAAAGAAGATAGAATTATTGTTTACAACTTGTAAGTATAGTCTATTTAAAAAATACGAAAAACAGAAAAAGCAGAATAGATGTTCAAATCACGATAAGAACTACAAACTGTTTATTCATAAGATAAGAAAAATACCAACAGAACCAATGCAATGCATATCTGTTGATAATGATGATCATCTATTTTTATGTAGCAAATCATTCATACCAACTCATAATTCTACAACAGTTGTATCTTATTTACTTCACTTTGCAGTATTTAATGAGAACGTAAATATTGCAATTTTGGCAAACAAGTTGTCCACCGCTAGAGATTTGCTCGGTAAGCTTCAGACTGCTTATGAAAACCTTCCTAAGTGGTTGCAACAGGGAGTTTTAAGCTGGAATAAAGGATCTCTTGAATTGGAAAACGGATCTAAAATTCATGCTGCATCAACATCTGCATCTTCCGTTCGAGGTGGTACTTATAATATTATATTCTTGGACGAATTTGCGTTCGTTCAAAACTCAGTTGCGGATCAATTCTTCAGTTCTGTATATCCAACCATTACTTCTGGTAAATCTTCTAAGGTTATCATTGTTTCATGTGTATCAAAAGATACATATTTATTGACCAATAAAGGATACAGAAAGATTGATAGATTTATTGATAAGTCTAAAGAAGGAGCATACATAGTTCCTACTTATAATATTATGGGTAAGGATAAGTTTTACGAAAGTGATGTTATAGTTAATAATAAGAAATCTATAACCAACATTATAAAAACTTCATATGAAACTCTAGAATGTTCTCAAGATCATAAATTGTGGGTATTAAAGAATGGCAAACCCGATTATGTAAAGAGTAAGGATCTGGAAGTTGGAGATTATGTAGCCGTAAAATATAATCAACAAGTATTTGGAAATTTAGATTATATTGAATTTGATTCAAAATTTGAAGATTTCTCAGGTAAAAATATAAACAAAGACCTAGCGTATTTGATGGGTCTTTATGTGTCAAAAGGATTTATTAGAAATCAGAAAGGAAACGAAATTGTAATTAAATTTAATCAAGATATTTCAGATCTATTAAACAGACTCAATATTAGCTATAAAGCTATAAATAATAGTTATATAATTAACTCAAAACAGTTTATAAACTTTATCTTAAGTTTTAGATTTAATAGTAGAAAAAAGGCATTGCCAGATTCAATTTTATCTTGGTCAAAGAATAATATAGAGTCTCTATTAAAAGGTATTCTTGATGCAAATAACTCGACATTTAAATCTAGAGAATTAATTAGACAAGTACAATTATTATTGTCTAATTTAGGAACTGTCACTTCAATTGAAAATAAGTCAAATCAATATATTATTAAGAGTATTGATTATGAATCTGATGTTGAAGATAAGAATCTAATCTGGTTCAAAATCGAAAGTATTAATAAAGGTGAAACCGAAGTATTTGATGTTTCTCTTCCAGATATTGAAGGTGATGATTGGTGTCATAGTGTTTTATATAATAACTTCTTGGGTCATCAGACTCCAAAGGGTATGAATCACTTCTATAGATTATGGGTCGATGCCATAAGAAAGAAAAATAATTATATAGCCACAGAAGTTCATTGGAGAGATGTTCCGGGTAGAGATGATGAATTCAAAAGAGATACAATAAAAAACACAAGTGAAAGTCAGTGGAAACAGGAGTTTGAATGTGTTACATTCGATTCTCAGGTTGAAATTCTAGAAAATGGAGAAATTAAACAAATTGATATCGGTCAATTGTATAAAAACTTATTAGAATGAAATTACCAGAAACTGTAGTTTTAAATAAGAATGACATAAAAATCCTTACTCCATTTG